GTAACAACTACTGATGGCACCCAGGCATTTACCGTTACAACAGATACCACCAATGCCGCTTACGACCCGGTACAGGGGGGATACATCATTGCGGCCGGCGTTAGTTCCCTGTCTGTGCCTGTGCAGGCCAATACCGCCGGGGCCGCGGGCAACGCTCAGGCTGGAACCATCACCGTGATTTCAGGCTCAATCCAGTATGTGGACACGGTGACTAACAGTACAACATTCACCAATGGCAAAGATGCTGAAAGTGATACTGACTTCAGGGCGCGATTTGTCCTCTGGATTGCCTCTTTGTCAAAAGCAACCAAGGCGGCAATTGGCTATGCAATCTCCAGCATGCAGAGCGGCGTGACGTACACGCTGACTGAAAACACCGCCTACAACGGCACTGCTCAGCCTGGATATTTTTATGCGGTAGTTGATGATGGAAGCGGAACCCCAACGAGCACATTTTTGGATCAAGTATATTCAGCAATTGATGCTGTGAGAGGCTTTACCACAACGTTTGGTGTGTTTCCGCCATCAGTGTTAACCGCAAACGTCTCAATGACGATTACTTCTGACCCGTCTGGCAGTCATTCTGCAATTGTGTCACTGGTGCAGGCCGCTATTCAGGAGTACATCGCCAGTTTGTCGCTGGGCCAATTATTACCTTACACGCAGCTGGCCACAGTGGCATACGGCGCCAGCCCTCTCGTTACAAACGTATCGTCTGTAACTCTAAACTCAGGAACGGCAGACCTTGCAGCTTCAGGCAAGCAGGTCATCCGCGCCGGAACAATTGCGGTGAGCTAAATGGCTACAGGCGATCAGGACGACATCTTTACCCGCCTGAAAGGGCTGCTTCCGCCAACATGGTTTGGTGAGTTAAATCCACTTTTAAATGGCGTGCTTACAGCCTGTTCAAGTGCTCTTGCGTGGTGTTATTCGCTATATGTTTACGCAAAGCTCCAGACGCGAATGAGCACGGCAACCGATGGATGGCTTGACCTCACCGCGTATGACTTCTTTGGGATTAATTTAAAGAGAAGCGGCGGGCAGGCTGATGATTTATTCAGGAACCAGATAAAAATAAACCTGTTCCGTGAGCGAGGAACCCGCCAGGCAATTATCGATATCCTGGAGGATTTAACCGGTCAGACACCGATTATTTTCGAACCTCAGCGGCCGCAGGATACCGGTGCTTATGGTGGTCCAACTATTGGTTATGGCTTGGCGGGTGGGTATGGCTCCCTGTCTCTGCCATATCAGGCATTCGTCACGGCACACAGGCCAAAGGGGAGTGGCGTTCCTTACATCGCAGGTTACGCATCTACTCCTTCCGGTTTCAGCATTCCCTCACGCGGGCAATATTCATCTCAAAAAATGGTCACCGGCACTGTCACGGATGCACAGGTCTACGAAGCCGTAGCCTCGGTGAAAATGGAAGGAACCATAGTTTGGGTGCGCCTGCAGTAAAAAATTAAAAAATGAACATAACCAGCCTGGATGAATAAATCCCGGCCGACTACTCACGTCTGGAGAAAGAAATGGATCGTCAGATCATTTACCCGGGAGCAATCCCATTAGAGACTGATTTACTTAATACAAACAAATACGCAATGATGGGTCTGGCTAAGCTTTCTGCTGCAATGATGGGGTCAAACACTTATCTTCATGGCCTTGCCTGCACACCATCCAGCCCTGCATCAATGGTCGTTAACGTTGCAAAAGGGCAAATTTACAGCCAGCAAAACGTAGATAACTCCGCCTATTCATCAATTGCCGCAGATACCGTAAACACCATTCTCAAGCAGGGCGTTATTCTCACATCTACAGCCTTCACGCTTACAGCGCCGACAACCGCTGGACAGAGTATCAATTACCTCATCCAGGCGACCTATAACGACACTGACTCGGGCGCAGTTACGCTCCCTTATTACAATGCTGCCAATCCATCGGTGGCATATAGTGGCCCTAACAATTCTGGGACCGCACAGAATACGATTCGATCTGGCGTTTGCACTTTGTCACTAAAAGCTGGCGTGGCTGCAACTACGGGTACTCAAACAACACCCTCTGTGGATACCGGTTATACAGCTGCGTGGGTGATCACTGTTGCTCAGGGTGCAACTACTATCACCGCTTCAAATATTTCTGTTGCTCAAAATGCACCTTTCCTGCCTGCGGCGGGATTGATTTCATCCATTCAACAAAGCTCTATGACATATGCAGCTGATACTGGAGCGGCCAATGCTTATGTCGCCCAGTTCGTGCCGGCGCTGCCAACGCTCAATGATGGAATGCGCCTGACATTTAAGGCGAAAACAGCCAATACCGGATCCTCTACTTTCTCAGCAAACGGCGGCTCAGCATACCCGCTTTACTCACACGCAAATCAGGCATTGCAGGGTGGCGAGGTCATTGCAAATGGCCTGGTTGAAGTAGAGTGGAACAGCACATTAACGGCTTGGGTGATGTGTGGTAATTCAGGGGGTGCACTTCCGGTTGCTGCCGCTAGCCAGTCGAATCATGCGATGCAGTTAGGTCAGGCGGCTGCAGTTGTCACGGGCGTTGTGGGCCTTTCGCGTAACGCGCGAATGACCGTTACTTCAGCCTCTGCTATTGCCGACTTCCTGGCTGATGAATTAATCGTGAACTCTGCGCTTGGTGGAAATCAGTATCGCCTAAAAAGTGTCAGTGCTCGGATTACACTCACAACCACCGGCGCGGGCGGCATGGATACCGGTAGCGCTCCGGCCACCGGATATGTAGCTGTTTACGTCATCTATAACCCAACGAGTGGAAGCGTCGCTCTGCTTGGCATGGATGCAACATCGGCATTGGCGCCGGAAGTATACGGAGGCGCAAATATGCCTGCAGGCTACACGGCATCGTCTCTGGTAGCTGTATGGCCTACAGCCATTAGCCAGTTTGTTATTGGTAATCTCACTGGGCGAAAACTTGAAATAGCAACCAGAACCTTACTTTCTAGCTCAACAGTTAATGCAAGCAGGGTATCTCTGACCACAACCCAATTCCCGTTAAACGCTAAATCGATTTATGGAAACATGAGCGTGGGTAGTACGGCCGCATCAACTTGCTCAATAGTCGTGTGGGGCGCTAGCTCATCTGTAGGGGGGATGCCATTCACAATGACTGTAACTGCAGGTGGATCTTACGCAGCAACATTCTCAGCAGTTTCAGTAACGAATCAGATGATTGGTTGGAGTTCAGGTAATACAGCTGGAGCCCCAACTTTTGGGATTGGCATGGGCGCTTATGAGATTTGAGGATAATAAATGAAGATTAATGTTCAATTTATAGATTCAAAAAATACAGCTATTTGCGCATTTTTCTCTGACCCACAGGTGGACGAAGAGGACTATCCGAATCAAGGTGTTGTTGAACTTAGCGACAAAAGATGGAAAGAATACTACGAATCATTGAATGCATTTACACAGGCAATGCTTCCTGCGCCAGAGTGAAGGAAAGGGCCTTAAGGGCCCTTATTTAAAGGAGTTTCTTATTCTGTTTCTCAGTGGTTTTTCGATTGCTTCATAAATTAATATTGATGCTGCAATAATTGCCATGAAAAACAAGATCTGTTTGAGTACGCCCTCAATGCTATCAGCATGGAATACTATGCTTCCAATGTATCTTTCACAGTACCTAATCATAAGTTGATGAATCATATACAATGAAAAGCTCACCTCCCCGAGATAGACGAGGGGGCTGAATGATAAAATCTTAGATATAACCCCAGATTGGAAGGAAAACACATATATAAATGCGGTTATTACTAAGTTGAAGTAAATGCTGTTATTCCATATATACTTAGTGGCAAAGTTATGATGCCACAAATAAAAAGCCACAAAGATTATTATCGCTGAAAACTCAACAACAGACGAGGTAGTTGTAGATCTACCAATGAAATTTTTATTTCGAAGATAGATTAGTCCCGCCGCAGTACCAATGATAAAGTCAAAAGATCTTGAAAGTGGTGAGATGAGAGCTATCCACCACGAAAGACTAAATTGGCTTATTTTTATCCCTGCAAGTAGAGTCATCAGCACTGCTATTGCATACGCGCCAATAAGAAGCACTAAATTAGCTTTCAATGAAGCATTCATATACCTACAGAAAAACAAAGTGAGAAATGGGA